TATCTCAACAGGGTGGCCACATGCCGTGGAATCGGTGGCCACATCATCGTGGAATCCGTGGCCACATGTTCATGGAATCGATGGGCACATGCGCGTGGATTACTCAGCCATGCACAGCTTGCAGGCCACCGGCGACATCAGGAAGGTCGCGCTCTGGCTCGGCCATGCCAGCCTCCGCAGCACGGAAATCTACCTGCGCGCCGATCCGACGGAAAAACTCGAGGCCCTTGCCAAAATGGGCGCACCAGTCATGAAGAAAGGCCGCTTCAAGGCCCCAGACAAGCTGATCGCCATGCTCAAAGCCGCCACCATCCCCAGAAATTATGCGGAGTGAAAAACACGAAAACGCGGCGGCAACCTGAGTGTTGCCGCCACAACTCGGCATAATCATGCGCTCCGCATAAACCCTGTTATGCGGCGCACCGCATAACGGGCTATCCATGCCAGCCATTTTCGGTCGCGGGCAAGCGCCTCGGTACCGAGGATCCGCGCCATCTTTGGCCGCATGTCGCCCGCATCATCGGCGAATGCGAACCGCCCTTCGTCTTCCTCGAGAATGTCGCCCATCATCTCCGCCTCGGCTTCCCCGAAGTCGCCAGCGGACTGGTCGGCATGGGCTACCGCCTTGCGGCAGGCATCTTTACGGCGGCGGAAGTCGGTGCGCCCCACCGGCGCGAGCGGCTTTTCATCCTCGCCATCCGCGAAGGCGACGAATTGGCCGACCCCGCGCGCCTGCTCTGGAACCCGGTCGAGTGGCGGGAATCGGACGGAAATGATGCGGCTGTGGCCGACGCCTCGTGCCAACGCGAACGAAAACCGGCAGACCAAGCCGACCCCTTCGCAGGAAGCGGGGCAGCACGGCATGAACCTCGCGACGACGGCAGCGCTATGGCCGACGCCGCAGACCGACAGTTTCCGCAGCAGGGGTTTAGAGATCAAAGACGAGAAGGGTCTGGACCGGATGGCGCGCGACTGGCCGACGCCGATGGCGAGCGACGGCTGCAAACCGAGCGCGGGCAATCGCCGCACAGCGGACCTGACCCATGTCAGCCGTCTGTGGATGACGCCAACTGCGCGGGATCACAAGGACGGGGCGACGACATTGGCGAACACGCCGGTCAACGGCCTGCTTGGCCGCCAGGTCCTGGCGACGCCGATGGCTGGGAGCGGTACCTCCGATGTGCGCCGGACCTTGAACCCGCTGTTCGTCGAGGCGCTGATGGGTTGGCCCACCGGGTGGACCGGCTTCGCCTTTGTGGCAACGGAGTGGTTCCCTTGGTTGCAGCGCATGCGCTGCGAACTCTGGCAGCTGAATTGCTGGCCGATGAATAACGGGGCGCCAGCATGAAGCAATCGCGCGCCATGTCGCTGGTTGAAGCTGTGGCCAATGTCGTCGTGGGCTATGGGGTCGCGGTTGTCACCCAGATCCTGATCTTCCCGATTTTCGGATTGCACACGACGCTGGCACAGAACCTGAAGCTGGGGCTGATTTTCACAATCGTATCAATTGGCCGCAGCTACGCCTTGCGGCGGTTTTTCGAGCGATTGCGACGGGTCTGACCCCGCTGGCAGTGCCGGACGACGGATGCTAACCTTGGCACATGTCAGAATGGCAACACATCGAGATCAACGATCACGGGACCATCGTCGTCCTGCGTCCGATCTCGGATGAGGGTCGGCAGTGGTTCGAGGACAACGTCGGCGATCCCGAGCCGGGTGGCATGTACACTTGCGAGCCCCGAATGGCGCAGGACATCCTGCAGGCGGCGGCCCGCGATCTGCTAAATTGGCAATGAAAAACCGCCGCCCCGGATGGGACGGCGGCATCGTGATCTTCCCAAACTGAGCGATCAGGCAGTGGGTAGTCGGTAAGTCCTTCCGCGCCCTTCTACCTTTTCCGATTTCACCTCAAGCCCGAGCTTCTTCTTCAGCGCTCCGGCCATCGCACCTCGAATCGTGTGCGACGCCCAATTTGTGGCAGTCATGATCTCCGCGATGGTCGCGCCTTCTGGCGCGCGGAGCATGGCGATCAGCTTGGCCTGTTTGGTGCCCTCGCGCTGCGTGCGCACTTTGGGCGCGGCGTCGGGCTCAGTGGGGGTATCGGGCGCGGCTTCCTTGGGCGGCGCGTCCGTCGCGCCCACTGGCTCGATGCCGATGGCGGCGAGGCCCGCATCGGTGGCGACCAGCGTGGTGCCGTGGCCGTCGCCGGTTTCGCGCCAGACGGGTTCGTCGCGGCGCAGGTTGGCATCGACTTCTTCGAGGAAGCCTTTGGTGATCATCGCGCCGACCACCTTGGCGGCGGCACCGCCGCGCAGGTTTTCGGGCAGTGGCAGGGCGATGTGTTCGGACCGCTGGGCGGCGGCGCTCAGGATCAGGGTTTGGGTGTCGGATAGCTGGGTCATCTTCGTCTCCGTATCGGGGCGCACGGGATGCCCGCCCTTCTACGAGCCCAAGCCCCGCAGGGCGGGGCTGGCGCTATGGCGGGGTGCGTTACTCGGCGTGTTCGCCTTCCTTGAAGGCGCTGTCGGTGATCTGGCGCAGCAGGCCCGCATGATGATTGAGGGTGCCGACATGGCCCCAATTGACCTCGTCAGGATGGGCGTCGAAATGGTCCGCGCTGAGGGCGGTCAGGCGTTCGAGCATCGCGTCGATCTCGATCTTCGCGGCGAGGAAGGCGTCGAGGGCTTTGGAATTGTCGGTGGCGCGGCGGGTCATCTTGGTAGCTCCGTGTGGTGAGTTGCATCGTTTTCCTGTGACAATCATCGCTCTGCTGGGCTGATTGTCGTAGGCAAATCCAAGCAATATCAGTTCTTTATGATGGTTGCGGCATGCGTCATCCAATCCGGTCGGGATCGATCAGCGCCGTCTGTTCGGCCTCATGGCGCTGCGCAGCATCTGGCGGGTCGCGGCGGGCGTTGACCATGGCCACAAACAGCGCGCGGGCGATTGAGGCCACTTCGTCGGCTCCGGCGCTTGAAAGCGTGACGTCATGGATCGCGATGGCCTCGCCCAGATCGGTGAGGGCGTAGAGCGTGGCGAATTCGGCGTCGCCCGGGTCGCAGGTGATGGTGTCGCGGTCGTCGGGACTGACTGCAACGCTTCGGCAGAAGCGCAGGTCGAACCCGATGGCACAGTTGTGCCGGACAAGATCAGTGAGCGTTTCGCCTTCGGGGAGGCAGTTGGGGGAGCATTCAGTCATGGTGGGGGTCCATTCCGGTTAGAGGGCGTCGGGGTCGATTTCGACCCAAGCCTCGTTCTGCCAGACGTAAAGGTGGCAAAACTCGCGGGTCGGGCATGGCAGCATTTTCGGCGGGTGTGGCGGGTCGAAACAGTCCAGTTCATCGGCGCGCACCTGTCTGATCTCACTTGCGGCGAGAATGTCCTCGGGCGTCCAGCGCGCGAGCGCGGGCAGCATGTGTGTGGGATATCCATCATAATGGACGTAGATATGCGCCCATTCCTCGGGGCCGGTCTGGATGGCGATCTGCGCGCGCGTGCTCATTCGGCCCTCCGTCAGATCAGCTGCAGGTCGGCCAGCACGGCGCTGGCGGCGGCCAGCTGTGCGGTCGGCAGGTCGATCTTGAGGTGCGAGAACAGGTCTGAGCAGTCGGCCTTGATCCCTGCCTCTTTCAGCGCCTCCTCGATGCTGGCGGCGACGCTGTTCAGGCGGCTGCGGTCCAGATGGTCGGGCAGTGTGGCGATGTCGATGCGGATGGTGGTGGTGGTCATGGTTCGATCCTTTCAGCGGGAGGTGGCGGCGGCCAGCATGGCCTTGGCACCGGCGATGCGTCCGGCCTCATAGGCATCTTCAAGGGCAGCGCGCATGGCCCAGACCGCCACATCATGGAAATCCAGCTGGTCGCTGTTCCGGGTTTCCAGCGTCTCGACGAAGAAGTGCCTGGTGGCGATCTCGAGGATCAGCGTCTCCGGGGCGGCGGGTTTGGCTTTGGTCTCGATGGTCATGATCTGGTCTCCGATCAGGGGTGATTTCCTGTTCCGAGATTCGCTCCATAGCGGAGTCTAATCAACTCATTTCCAAGCAATATCATTGCTTTATGAAGGATGCGGGGTGCGATATGCAGGGGATGAGCGAGCGCCAATATGCCGCCCATGTCGGCCTGTCGCGCGGTGCCATCCAGAAAGCCAAGGAGACAGGGCGGCTGGTTCAGCACGCCGATGGATCGATTGACGCGGCTGCTTCTGACGCGCGGCGCGCTGCGATGACGGACCCCGCCAAACAACGTAGCGAGCCAAGAAATGCACCGCCACCGGCACCCAAGCTGAAGCCGGTGCCGGACACCGCACTGTCGGCCGTGGGCGATACCATGCGTGAGAATGGTCTGGCAGCGCCCATCACTGGTGGCGGCACGACCTTCCTACAGGCCAAGACAGCAAACGAGGTTCTGAAGGCGCAGGAGCGCAAGCTGAAGCTGGCCAAACTGAAGGGCGAGTTGATCGACCGCGACCGCGCGGTGGGGCTGGTCTTCCGGCTGGCCCGTGAGGAACGCGATGCCTGGGTGACTTGGCCCGCGCGCGCGGCGGCGCTGATGGCGTCGGAACTGGGGGTGATGATCGCGGATCACGGAAGTCTGGAGCCCGTCATGATGCAGAAGGTTCTGGAAGCCCATGTCCGTGCCCAACTCGAAAGTCTTGCCGAGGTCCGCATCGACCTTCGCTGAAGCAGACACCTTCGACGGTGCCGATCAACTGCTGCGCAGCTGGGGCCGGGGGCTCCGGCCGGATGCCGATCTGACAGTGTCGGAATGGGCCGATGCGCACCGGATGCTGGGATCGCGAGCCAGCGCTGAACCGGGCCGCTATCGCACAGCGCGCACGCCCTATATGCGCGAGATCATGGATGCGCTGTCGCCGATTTCTGCTGTCCAGCGCATCGTGTTCATGAAGGCGGCACAGGTCGGCGCGACTGAAGCCGGGAACAACTGGATCGGCTTTGCCATCCATCATGCGCCGGGGCCGATGCTCGCGGTGCAGCCGACGGTGGAACTGGCAAAACGCAACTCGCGCCAACGGATCGACCCGCTGATCGAGGAAAGCCCGGAACTGCGGGACCGGGTCAAATCAGCCCGGTCACGCGATGCCGGCAACACTATGCTGTCCAAGGAATTTGCGGGCGGCATCCTGATCATGACCGGGGCGAACTCGGCGGTCGGGCTGCGGTCCACCCCGGCGCGTTATATCTTTCTCGATGAAGTTGACGCCTATCCGGCTTCGGCGGATGCCCGCGATGACGCGAAAACTGACTTCCGTCACCGCATCGCCGAGGGTGTGATCGATGGTTTTTGTCGGGCGGCGCAGCATGTGAAGCAAAGGGCGATAGGCATGCGTGACCCGCCATTCGCCTAGCAGATAGAAGACCGGGATTAGTGCCATCAGATCAGCGCCGCGCATGGCGGACACGTTTTGGCGCCCAAGCCGTGCAACCAGTTCGAGAAAGATCGGCGTCATTGCGTCACGCTGCTCGCCTGCATCGGCCATGGCGGCCTTAGGGAAAATGTCGTCCCGCGCCAAATCGCGCATGATTTCGGAGTGGGTCATGGATTCGCTTTCAATGGGTGGCATGTTGATTTTCACCCAGAAGTGAGCCGGTTTTTTCACCGAGAAGTGAGCCACCTTTGATTATGGATTTCGGTTCATACTGTGGTCAAGCTGTGTGTTGTCTCCTTCTTTTTCTTTGTTGCGGATGCCGCTGCCGAGCTTGCCTTGAATCGGAAGCTATCGTTGCCGGTTTCAAGGATGTGGCAGCGGTGAGTGAGGCGATCGAGGAGCGCCGTGGTCATCTTGGCATCACCAAAGACCGCGGCCCATTCGCTGAAGCTGAGGTTTGTGGTGATGGCCACGCTGGTCCGCTCGTAGAGATGGGGTGGTTGCCGCCCTCCTCAAACGGCATCGTAATGTGCCAGGATGTTGGTCTGAGAACCAAAAAGCGGAGAGGACGGCGAGATGAAAGATACAATGATCGGGGTGGATCTGGCAAAGAATGTTTTCCAGCTTCACGGGGCATCGATGACGGGAGAGGTCAAGTTTCGCAAGAAGCTGACGCGGGCGCAGTTCATGGCGTTCATGGCAGACCATCCGGCCGCAGTGGTTGTCATGGAGGCCTGCGGCGGCGCCAGCTATTGGGCGCGTGAGCTTTCGAAGGCAGGCCATGAGGTCAAGCTGATTGCTCCGCAATACGTGAATCCCTTTGTGAAGCGTCAGAAGAATGACGCTGCCGATGCCGAAGCGATTGTCGTCGCGGCGCAGCGCCCCGAAATGCGGTTCGTGCCGCCGAAGAGCGAAGAGCAGCAGGCGCGGGCGGTGCTGTTTCGGGCGCGCGAGCGGCTGGTGCATCAGCGCACCGAGCTTTCGAATGCACTTCGCGTGGTGCTCTACGAATACGGCCATGCGGTGCCGCAGGGGGCGGTGCATCTCAAACAGATTGTCGAAATCCTTGAGGCCGAGACATGCGATCTTTCCGAGTTGGCGCGAGAAGAAGCGCGCGACCTGCTTGAAAAGATTGCTGAGAAAACCGTACGCGTTGAGGTCAAGACCCGCAAGATCGCGGCGCAG